CAAGTTTTTAATTCCGAAAAACGATTTCGTGTTCTTGTAGCTGGCAGAAGATTCGGAAAATCATACCTTTCCTGTATTGAATTAATTCGTGGAGCGATAAATCGACCAGGGGAGACATATTTCTACTGTGCACCTACATATCGCATGGCAAAAGACATTGCATGGAAAGAATTAAAGAGATTAGTGCCTAAAATTTGGATAAAGAGCAAAAATGAGACAGATTTAAGGATTGAATTGATAAATGGGTCAACTATTGAGTTAAAAGGAACAGAAAATGCGATGGCATTGAGAGGAAGAAGTCTTTCGGGTGTTGTTTTAGACGAAGCAGCATTTATGGATCAAGATGTATGGGCGGAAGTTATTAGACCAGCTTTAGCAGATAAACAGGGGTGGGCTTTGTTTATCAGTACACCTGATGGAACTGCCAGTTGGTTTTATGATATGTGGTGTTATTGCGGAGAAACCGAGCGAGATGATTGGCAGAGATGGAGTTTTACTACGATTGAAGGGGGTAATGTCGCTCCAGAAGAAGTTGAAGCAGCTAGAGGTCAATTAGATGGGAGAACATTCAGGCAAGAATTTGAAGCTAGTTTCGAGAATCTTACTGGTTTAGTGGCAATTAGTTTTGATGATGACAATATTTCTAAGGAAGTGCAGGATTTACACATGATGCCCTTGTTAATCGGATTGGATTTTAACGTTGACCCTATGGCAGGAATTTGTGCTGTAAAGCATAATGATTGTCTTTATGTGTTTGATGAGATTATGCTGACGGGTGGAGCTACAACTTGGGATTTTGCGGAAGAAGTTACGAGAAGATATGGGGTAGATCGCAGGGTTATTGCTTGTCCTGACCCTACTGGTAATGCAAGAAAGACAAGTGGGGTAGGGGTTACAGATCATACGATTTTAAGAAGAAATGGTTTTACAGTTATGAGTCCAAAATCTCCCTGGAAAATTCGAGATAAGATAACCTCTGTTAATACTGCATTACTTGATGCAAATGGAAATCGAAGAACTTTTATACACCCAAGATGTAAAGAATTGATAAAAGCACTCAGGACTCTTACTTACGCTCCAAATACAGGGCTACCTAATAAGAATCTAGGGGTTGACCATGCTTTTGATGCTTTCGGATATTTATGTTTGCAGCAATTTAATCTTGCAAAACCAGAGACACTAGGGCAAACTTCGTTTAGAATATACTAAGAGTTACTTTTTTATTATGTATCACGGCTCTCATTCAATGACAGGTAAGAAAAAGAAGAAGAAGAAAAAGAAAACGACCAAGAAGAAATGAGACAGTTTAGACGGGTGAGA